GATGGACGACCTGACCGCCGTCTGCGCGATGGAAGAGCGGCGCTGTTGCAAATGCCCATTCAATAAGTCTGCGACCTGCTTGCTCTGGATCTTTAATGAACATTGGCTGAAGGCCAATTGCGCCGCCGAAGGATTTAGATGGTGTCCATAAATTTGCAGATGAGTCTTCGTCTATTTTTTTATAAATATCTTCCAAAGAAGCCTTCTCGTTTCCAGCTAACCGCCTACCCAATGCATAAGCATTTTTAGCTGCTACCTTTGAAGAAACTTGTCCCTGCAAACTTGGAAATTGTTTCATCATACTATTTTGAAGTATTTTTCCAATACCCTTGCCACGATGTTCTTCTGGAACATAAAGATCAGTAATAGAGGCGCTTCTTTGGCCCTTCGGCCTTGTTACAGCAGAAATAAAGGAACCAGTCTCATCGTGGACATGAGTATGTTTCATTGATCCAGATTCTATATATTCAGAAGGCTCAGGACTTCTTTTAGTAATGCCGCTTGAAGATTCATCATCAATTTCTGGAAAATCCCCCTTGGAGATTCTATCCTCAATATGCGGAACAGAGTTGCCAAACGCATAAGCAACGATACCCTCATCATCTCTTTTAGGAACCTCGCCTCCTTCCGCATAACGTCGCTTAACTTTGATATGCTGTGGGTCAAAAATAACGTAATTGTGCGTTCCGGATCTTTCATCTTGTCCTCGAGACCCAGCGTCAAGATAACGAATTCCACGGATGCCAGCTTTTGATAACGCTTCAGATGCTTTGTCTTGGCCGCCTATTTGCTCTGCAAAAGTCTTATATGCCTGAGATCCCTTACTTTTATCAAACAAACCAAGATATTCATGAGCGACTTTATCGCCATACATATCATGAATCATTTTGCCTTCATCATCTTTGACGGGAACTACAGCCTTATTAAAAGCAGCTATAACTTTATGGTGCTGCTCTTTTAATGGCTTATTCCAATCCAGCAAATGTTCTTCTGGATGAGCATCCAAACGCACTTCATACATATGACCAGTTTTTCCGTGTTTTTTTGAAAGTTCTTTTAATTTTTGTGCGCTTTCCTCATTTTTATTCAAAACTGCATCAAGAGCTAACGACTTAAAATCACTAGAATTTTTAAGCGGAGATAAGCCTTCTAGCCCCTTGGTTGCATACATAACCTCATCACCATTTAGATAGGTTCCTGAGTCATGCTCATTTTCTAGCCTTTTAATTAACCTATCAACTTCTCCTACGGGATCTCCACCAAGCGCATCTCTATAATTTCTTGCCACATCTTCATTTTCAGCAAAATATAGACCGTGTCCATAAGCCTGAGCGCCCTCACCGGTGCCTATTTTTCTTGTATCAAAGCTCTTAAATTCATGAGGCGAACCGTGATAGGCGGTAATGCCTTCATCGCGATCATCAACTTCGCCCCCTTCTGCCTTGGTAATATCATAGNTCATTCTATCTTCGGGATTGAATTTAGCGAATACCGAACGAACTTGATGCGGGTAAAATGGAATAGCTACACGATGATCTTGGCCTCCGCCTTTGCCTCCCGTATCAATAATACCATCATACCCAAGAACCTTTAATTGATCCGTTATTTTGTCTGGGATAGAGGTCCANACATAAGAATTGTCGCCTTTTGCTACATCCTNTTTTAATTGAGACACCCATTCTTTTGGCGTATATCGGGTGTTTTTGTCCCACATATCCGCGCCAAATTGTTTTTTTCTAGTTCTATCTTTTGCAAAAGCTTGCTCAAGATGCGGGATAACCTTCTCATTTAATTCATCAACATTATGAGTAACGAGAGGGCTTTCTATGCGCAACATAGCCGGCAAGACTCCCTTCGCTGTCGTCCAAGGAGCGTTCTTCTGACTTATTTCATGAGGGAATCCTGCTAATTTAAAAATATCTTCTAGCTTATGTTCTTCATTAAATAATTGACCAGAATCATGCCAAAGAATACGCAGCGCCTTCAATGGATTGCCTTGAGCTTCGTTTTTTAAAATATAATTGTAGTGATTTTCGCCAGCGATAGACCCATTTACTCCTTCTGGATGAAGCTTTAAATCTCCAGACATTTCTTCAGGGTCTTCATATCCAACACGTATAGCTTTAGATTTAATTTCCTTTTGAACATCTGGAGTCAAAAAATTCCACGAACGTTCTACTGGAACATCAGCCTTACTTCTCCAGCCAAGATCCTTGGATTTAACCATAAAATATTTAGATACATCGCCTGTGTCGCCTATGGAAAGAGATGTATCTTTTTTACCTTCAGCATATTTTGATGCCAATGTTGGGGAATCTGAGAAAAAAGGCATAGGCCCAGAAGTAGCGCGCTTTGGGTCAATCTTATTATTCTCAACAACGCGATCTATTCGTTCACTACCGTGATACCAAGGACCGTGATGCCCTATGCTTATAGCGCGCTCTTGCCGCAAAAGCTCTTGTGGGTCAGCCTCAGAAATTGAATCCCCGCCAAGAGCAGGGTCTGGGTGATGCATAAATTGCTGGCGTTGCTTATCAGACATAATATCCCAAGCCTTCCCAGCAACCCTCTTGGCTCTATTTTCTTTAGCTGCTTGGATGTCGTCAATATTATTGATAGGCAATTCTTCAACAGGCGCTTTTCTTAATACACGGCCTTCTGCGCTAGGAACAGATGGCTTGCGCGGCTTTGGCGCAGGAATAACTGGCGCTGTCTCAGGGATGCCTTTAGCAGCTGTAAGCGCTTGGCTTACAGGATCTACAGGGTCTCCGCCCTCTGCATACCCACCCCGCGCAAATGGCTTGATCTTAATAGGATCTGCAAAGGTAGAGGTCTGATCTTTTAAGTGATCATTTATAAGATCAAGTGCGCGCTCAATAATGCGTGACATTATTCATTCTCGCTTTGAGGTTTATTAATATTACGAGCAATCTCTGCAGCCCTTGCCGCATTATCTCTGCTTACACGATCTGCTGAACGATGATGCGAATCAAGTATACGGTCTGCCTCGCGGTGATCTGATTCAAGGCCGGCCTTATGCATGTTCATGCCTACCTCTGCAGTTTTAAGCTGCGCAAGGTGACGGCGTGTATGTGCATCCATAAGCTTTGCATGTGCATCTAGATCGTGCCACGCCTCTTCGCCCTGCTGGCCTTCTGAGCCAGCCTTGGCTTGAACTTCCATCATCTTAATTTGCGCCAGCATCTGCTTTGTCTGCGCATCCATCATGCGCGCCTGACCGTCGATCTGCGATTCTTGAACAGAAGCCTGCGCAACAGCAGACTTAGCGTCTGCCTCTTGCTTCAAGATCTTCAGCTCTTCCATCGCCTGCTGCATCTCTGGCGGCATCTGGCCCGGAGGTGGAGGAGGTGCCATAAATTGTTCTGGGTTGCTCCAACCCATCGCCTTCATCGCCGCAAGATCAATGGCCTTTGGATCATACATTGTTGGGTTTGCAGCCTGCAGCTGCTTTAACGCCATTATCTTCATCAGGCGCTGCGTCTGAGATGCTGTGTTTGGATCTGCCTGTGGGACTAAATCGCAATCATCTAATGCCGCAATGAAGGTCGCCTCATCCCACTGATGAGTAGGCTTCTTGTTCTTACCCCAGAAAGACGTTGGATGTTCTCGGAAACAACGNACAAGAAGCTCGAACTCTTGTGCTTGAGATACATGCAAGCGTTTATGAACAGCATTCAAAATCTTCGTAGCTTGGTCGATCAAAGCCAATGTAGTGCCAACGGGTGCGTTGTCCCGNCCCTCGCCTACTTGCAGTTCGCTTGTCGTGCCGACGCGCTGTCCAGNCTCGACCATATTCGAGACGAGGTTCATCAGAGCCATACCCGGCTCCTTGTATGGCAGCGGCATAATCGCTTGATTGATCGGCAACCCGCCCGTCTTCACTAACGCCCCGCCGCCCGGAGGAACCCTGAAGATGTTTGTATTTTGGCGAGCGCCCGTGTCGGCCATCAGGAAGCCGGGGAAGTTGGCATACATACCTGCGTCCAACATTTCTCGCCAAGCAGCAGTCACCGCATTAGTAGTGTTGCCAAGGATGTGCAGTAGACCAATATCGTAAAAGCCCATACCGGGGACGAACGTATATTTAACAAAGTTGTTTCGCGCTTCAGGTAATTCGTCGCCTTCTTCGCCAGTCGGTTCATCGTAGTTTCTTACAATAGAAAGAATCTCTTTTGAGCTCTTATCAATTGTAACACGATATGGAATTTCTAAACCTGTTTCTTTGCCTTTATATTTGTGCTCAAATCCAAAAATATCTAACTCGCAATAGATTTCATATATCTCTCTGTCACGATCTTCTGGGTTGCGTGCATCAAGACTGATTCCTTGTTGCTCCATCTTCTCACGTTGCACGGCATCGTAATTTTCTGGAGACGGCGTTGAAAGATTTACATCGCGATAGACACCAAGGATCTGCAACCGCTTAACAGTTGAAGGCCTCATCATTACGCGGTGCGTAATACGCTTTGCTGTGCTTAGATCTGTGGCGGCGTTGTTAACGATAAGATCGTCAACGTCGACACTTTCACTAACCGGCCTTCCGCGAAGAGGGCAGAAATAGACTTTCTTGAAAGCGGTCCCTCCAAAACCAAGCATGAATAGCATTCGGTCTGTGTCGGGATAATACTCTCTTGCGATGGCGGTGAGGTAGTGGTTGAGGTCTTTTTCAAGCGCATGAGCCAACTCGTCTTCCTGCAGCGTATCTGCAACTGATTCGCTCCGAACCTTCACCGGTCCATCAGTTGGAAGCATCTCGGAGCGGGCGTTAGCCTGAAACCGTAGAACTGCCTCAAGTAGGAGCGGGTGGCGCACTTTGCTCATGCCCTCCACAGGCGCTCCGTCGGATGCGCCCTGAAGGCCCGGAATTTCGATCTTAAGGCCAAGCAACTTAATGCCCTGAGCCCTATCCTCAATCCAGTCGCCGCGGCTGTCCAAGTCATCTTGAACGCCGCGAAGAAGCTCATACGAAATGCGCTGGAGCTCGCCCTGATCGATGTCGTCGACCAGATTGGCAAACCACTCTTGTGCCCT